TGCGGAGAAATGCATAATGTATAATCTGCGTAAAGTATGCAAAAGGATTACGGGATTTCTCAGGATTAAAGTTATGTATGTATTGAACGCAATTTTCGATTCCATCAGAGATCATGTCCTCCTTGAACATGTAATTAACAAAGTTTGGTTTGAATGATAAATGATTGGCAATTTTTAAAAAACACTCTCCAATATACCTTGGTATGACAGGCTTAGGTTTGTCTTGCAGTCGTGCTATTTCTATGTCTTCTTGATATCTAATAAGAGCAGCAAGAAACTCCTTATTGTTAACGTAGTGTTCAGACCTTTTACGTTTAGCCATAGGTTTTATCATTGCCATGAGTCTTTATCACTATTATGTAGATATTATAACACTTTCACCAATAGTTGACAAGTTCCTATTATACCGTTACAATAACCTTTGTAGAGGTTCAAGAGATATTAGCTTTTAGAATTATCTTTATATATTTTTTCTAGAGTATTCTTAGCATCATCAATAGTTGATAGATATCCCATTTTTCTGTTGAGTTTATATTTACTACTACCATCACCATTCTTATCATTGTGTTTAACATACTGTTGATGCATATTAATCATTTCAGTATCACTAGATTCAGACATTGTTAAGACATCATCTAAATTAACTACGAACATATCATCTTTAGTTGTTTTTAACCAAGGTTCTACTTTATAACCAACGACTCCCGTGCGTCCTTTGATCTCAGCTATAATAACAGGATCAGCAACGAGCAGCATAATTTTATCTTCTTCTTCTGATGAAGCAACCTTGCAAAAGATTTCTTCTCCAGATTTAAATTTTATGGTAGCAAAAAAGTCGTCTTCTATCATTTTCTTAATTGGATAGTTATTATTTCATAGTTGAAATTTTCTTCATTGTAGATTTTGATTCTTTCAATAAGATGATTAAGGGTATAGTTTCTCTTAGATTTGTATGTACAATCATCAGAGATATCGTATAGAGTTGCTTTTACTTTATCTTTACCTTTTCTGAGAACCCTTCCAATGGATTGGAGATTTCTAACTCTGGACTTGGAGGGACTGGCGAAGATGATGTTGTGCAGCCGCTTAATGTTAATCCCAGTACTAAAAGTACCATAGCTGGCAATGATGATCGCATTTGATTCCTCCTCGGTAATTTCTCTTACTAATTCTCTTTCACTAGTGTCTACACCACCATGAATAAAAAATACTTTACGCTCACCTTTCTTATTACTATTTATTAAATCATAAAGCACCTGTCCATGTGCTTCGACTCTGGAGAATAGGACTAAAGTATTTCCTTTTAGATCAAGAGAGAGGTTTTTAATAAAGTTGTTTCTTTGTTCATGAGTAATCAGATATTCTATTTCATCTTGATATGTTTCAAATTTCTTTTCTGCATGTTTAAGAACAATGCATTGTATATCTAATTGGGAAAGATGCCCTTGTCTCATCAACTCTTCAGTCTTTGTCACCTTATATGATGGCCCAAACAATCCTTCTAATACCCACTTATGTGTTTGAGTTCCATCGAGTGTTCCCGTAAATCCAAATCTATACTTAGCATGGTGTAATTTTGTCATTATAGATATTAAAGACTTCGACTTAAAGAGGTGTGCTTCATCACCTATAACTACATTATAATCTTCAAAGAATGATCTTTCTAGTTTATATACAGATTGCCATGTGGTAATTGTAACTGGAAACTCATTTGTTTTTTCTTTCCCTGCATATATCTTGTGGCAATATGAATCAGCATCCCAACCGTAATCTAAAAAGTCCTTATACATCTGTTCTACGAGAGATGTCGTTGGAACGACTAAAAGGATTTTTTGCTCTTTCTCAACATAATATCTTACAAGAGAGTAAATCATCAACG